TCAAGAGTATTGATTATTCGTATTTCCTTTTGACCGGATACCTTGAATTCCTCAATAGCTACTTGACCACAGTTCTGCATGACTACTGGTGTAAGAATCTTTCCAAACATACCATCGCCATAGTTAGACTCATATCTAACTAGATTGATATTGTACTGATTGATTAACTTACAGATTTGCTTTAATGTGGGTGTGTCATATCCACCTTGGATACCAATGAGTTCATGGATGACAACATAACCATGAGCGAATGACGCAACGCATATCGCAGTTTCATCCGCGCCACGACCAGATGGGTCGATGAATAGAACGGTCTGTGAGTACGGGACAAACTTAGGTTCAATATGCATTGGCTCATAGACTAGATCTCCTTTCATGCCGAACGAGGATACCCGTCTATTGACCACGCTCTTTGCATGGACTACTTTTACGGGGAATACCTCTGGATCGACATCAATAACAATTAGGTCTTGGAGTCTTAGCGGATACTTCTTGTTGTCTGCTGAAGTCGTTTTGAGTTTATAGTGGAGTTCAAAGTTTGTAGGACCAATCTTTGCTTCAAGTTCAGCAAGCTTCTCATCCGAGAATCGTTCTGGCTGAGTCGAACAACCCTGCTCCATACCCAACTGCAGCACATAGGAATCAACATCTTCAATGTCTTCTGCATTATCCAAGTCTGGCATTACTGCTGGAAACTTGATAATCTTGTAGATACCACCTAGTTTATTATATACAGAGTCTTTGGATTGTGGTGTACCAAGGAATCTGATTGAGCAGTCCTCGCCTTTGTTCTTGACATTCTCAAGTTCAAGGCAACGCTCCCATAGTTTCTCTCTAGCCTGTGGGCTATCAGAGTTCTCAGGAATCTCTACATCGTCACCAATGATCTTGTCTGCGTGTAGACCAGTAATCTGAGAGGTAATACCTCTGGCAGTTACTGATAGATCCTGAGTGAACTTAGTTCTATTGTTTACATTAAAACCAAAAGCACTATCCTTATCGGACTCTTGTGGCTCTAGCATTGTCATGTATGGGACTAAAGTTAGAATGTTTCTGGTCTGCGATACAAACTTGATTGCCTTGTCCGCTGTGGCAGAAAGTACAAGTATTGTAGTATTAGGATTCCGTAATAGAACCCAAGATACATAGCAAGCCGTGATTACACTCTTGCCAGCACCACGCCCTGCCTGTAGGATATGATCGTTTGGACCATCCTGTAGGCGGTTGGCTATGGCATACTGGAGTGGGGTAGGTTCACCCAATCCCAAATACTTGAAACAAAAATAGAGGTGATTACGGAAGTCGTCTATGACCTCTGGGGGTGGCTTCATGGTTTGCCTCCTAATGGCCCTAGAATGGCCTATAAACGGTTTTAATGTGTCATGGCTATCTGGGTAGCCTAAATCAAACGAATGGCTCCTAAGGGCATTTCTGCCCCTAGGAACCGGATATTAAATCTGTGACGATTTAAACTTAAATGGCATTCTAGACTTTATGGACTCCTCAAGGGTATCCAAGGTGCTAGAAGGGATGCCATCTAATGCTTCCCGGTTGTCGTTAACCACGCCGCGAACGACTTGGTATAGACCGGGTGTGGATTTTGTATCATCCTTAAGATCATTTAATAGTCTTTCTATTAAACTCTGATTAAGGAGATTGATTAGTTCTTTGTTCACTTCTTCTTGAAAAGCTCAGGAAGCTTGCTTACTGGTACGACAGAACCAGCAATGTAGCCTACTGCACAAAGCATAAGAGCGAACCAAACTGAACCGATAAATGATGCCATATTATTTACTCACTTTCTTGTACGCAGCGTCGAACGCAGGATCACTGGCTCGCATTACTGCTATTGCTTCACGAATGGTGGTTGGATCTGTATCATCCTTGGCTTCAGCTAGCACCTTAGCTTGCTGGAGTTTTTTATCAGGGATAAACAATCCTAATGAATAGACCACTTTTTTGATTAGGGAACCTACTCCGGTATACCAGAGAAGGAAACATACACCGATTACTGCTAAGGCAATTGCCCCATAGGTAATCATATCTCCCCACCAAGGGATAGTATCTTTTACATTGCCAACGGCTCCTGCTATGTCTGATGATTCACTAATGATATTGTTAGCATGCTTGTGAGCTACTTTAATATCATTAGTTCTTATAATTGACATTGCTTCTCTTTGGATATAATGATTACTTGTGGATATTTCTTTCGTTGCAGAACATCCAACCAAAAATACTAAGCCGATGAAATAACGGATCATTTTGACTCCAGCATTTCAACACGGTACTTTAGTGCCTTTAAGTCACCTACTACTGTGATGATATTTTTGCTGTTTTCAATATCAGCCTTGACTAGATCTTTAGTTATTTCTTTGAGCTGCTTTAGCTCTTCTGTGTTAGATTCGATCATTGCTTCTCGTTTACCTAACCTGACAATGACAGTTACTACACCAATGGTAAGAATAGCTAACTGCATAACAGAAACATAAATTGCAAGGTTATTCTCTACCATAGTTATTCCTTATTATTCACCAATTGATTATTCTTTAGTATACTCTTGTTACTTCTATACGCATCCATTTTCTAAAGTTAGCACTATCAAAAACTGTTCTAAGTGTGAGAGGACTTGTTGTAAATGTACCGGTATTTGTTATTAACAATGCTTTACTTACAGTATTGCTCTCTACTAAAGAAATACATTGATTAGATATTTGATAGTTTACTGAAGCACCTGAGTAACCAGCAGCATTCACTAAACCAACTTCCCAGCTACCTAGAGCACTTGAATTTGTCTGAATTGCATACAATTTTACTAAAAAACTTGTTGTGGTACTACTGCCTTGTACTACACTAAAAGTAAAATTTACACCAGTAGTAGTTGGTGCTACTAATCTATAATTATAATATCTAGTCTCACCCTGAGCAAAATCAGTAATAGTAACTGTTTCGGTAAAAGCTGTAGATAAATTTCTAGTTATAGTGTTTAACTGAGGTATTGAAGCGTTACCAGTTAAAGTAGTAGTACCACCAACAGTTAGGTTATTTGTTAATGCTACATTACCAGTTAAAGTACTAGTACCAGTAACATTTATATTACCAGTAATTGCAGCATTTCCTGTAAGACTTAAGCCATTAGCTATTGATGTAGTACCAGCAGCATTAATTGTAAGTCTAGCTGTATCAGCAGTTTTAACAATAAAGCTACCAGTAGCACTAGCACCAGTACCAAGAACTTGGTCTGTAGATCCAGTAGTAAGATTACCAGCAATAGCCATATAAGTTCCAAGGCTTGCTGTAGTTACATAAGGAGACAAGGCTGTAGTTAAAGCAGCCTTAGTAATAATCTCATTATCAGCAATAGGAGCTGTAGCGATTGTGTTGTTAGCTACAAGCCATGCTTTACCAGAAGTAGGAACTCTTAGTACTAGATCGCCAGCTGTTGCTGGGGATACGGTAGATACCTGTCGGTTAATACTTGTAGTGCTACTAGCTGCTCCAAGTGAAATCTTACCTTCGCTGTTTAGGAGAGTTAGTGTAGATGGTGAGTTGATTGTAACATCGCCAACTAGTGTAGTTGCTCCGTCTACATTCAAAGTACCATCGACATCCAATGGTGATTGAATATTTACAATACCAGTTCCATTTGGATCTAGATTAATATTACCATTAGTATCAGTACTAATGATCGTGTTGTTGCTAGAACCTAGTGTTAGATTCTTAGCAGTAACAGAACCAAAAGTTGGGGTAGCTGCTGTATGGATTGCTTGTGGTAGCGACAGTGTAACTGATCCAGTTGAAGCTGAAACAGTTACTTGGTTTGTAGTACCAGCAAGTGAAGTTACACCAGCATTAGCAATAGTAAATTCATCTGTACTAGCGTTTGCTGTTAGTGTAATACCAGAACCTTGATTAATAGTTAGAGTATCAGTTGAGCTATCAGCAACTAAATTAGTTGGTGTTGGCGTTGTACCTACGACTACAGTACCAAAGTTATTTGGAGGTGTTGAAGTATTGGTAATAGTAATTGTCTTAGTATTGTTATTACCAGCAAGACTAATACCAGTACCTCCAGTTAATGTAAGGACGCTTGAGTTACTGGCAGCTACAATATTTGTATCGCCAGTAGTAGTTCCAGCTAAAGTAACTGTTTTGTAGATGTTCTGGGAAGAACCAAGATCTGTATTGCTAATTGTAATACCAGCGTTTTCACTACCAGAACCAGTAACTGAAATACCAGTACCACCAGTTGCTGTTGCTACATAATTACCAGTTGTATCTGTACCTAAAGCAACAGAGTCAGCCGCAATGGTAGTAGTTATAGTTACACCAGCTGATCCATCAAAGTTAACAGATCCAGTAACATCTCCTTGTAAAGCTATTGATTGTGCTGTTGTTAGCTTATTTGCTGAAGCAGCAGAACCAGTAAGGCTTGAATCTGTAAATGCAAGTGTCTTAGTACCGGAACTAGTTCTAAACTGTAAAGTATTAGACTCATACCAAATATCACCCGAAGTAGGGCTTGTTGGTGCAGAGCCAGCAACAAAACGCAAAGGAACAAGACTTGTGGTACTTGCAGGAAGAATAATCATTCCTGTCATAGTACCACCAGCTTTAGGCAACGCAGCATTTGCTGTGTTCGTTGCGTTTGTTACATTGGTATTTGTTGTACTAAGATTACTATTAGTGGTATTTAGGTTTGACTGAACACCAACAGCATAGTCATAAGCAGCTTTAACTGCAGTAGCCGAAGCAGCTGTGGTTGAGCTAGTTGTGTTTGTAGTATCAGTAAGATTTACGCTAGCAGTACCACCTGTAGCAGAAAGACCTGTACCAATCTTAATACCGCCGATTTGAGTAGAAGTTGCTTGCTGTAGCGAAATAGAGCCACTAGAAACAGCAATACCACCATCATTACCTGATGTTATTTGTACTAAGCCTTTAGTACTT